CACTTATGCTATAATGCCGTGTGCAATTAATAAAGAAATATAATTACGCGGATCTTAAGAGGGAAGACGGGGATGTAAGGTTGTACCTCACGCCCGACGGCGAGAGCCTGCCATCAGTCACCTCCGTCCTCAACAAGACGAAGGACCGCTCATTCCTGAAAAAGTGGCGTGAAAGGGTCGGCGAGAAAAAAGCCGAGAAAATAATTCGGGATTCCACCCAGATTGGAACCGCTCTCCACCTATATATAGAACGTTTTGTGAACGGAAAGAAATACAAGGATCTCACCAAGACAGGAAAGAAAGCCGAGGAAATGGCGAAAAAGATCATTGAAAAGGCCTTCCCTGACATCACGGAAGTGTGGGGGTCCGAGGTTCACCTCTACTATCCCGAAAAGTACGCAGGAACGACGGATCTCGTCGGTCTCTACAAGGGAAAACCCGCAATCGTCGATTTTAAGCAGACTAACCGGCCTAAGAAGCGCGAGTGGGTGCAGGACTACCTCATGCAGCTTGCGGCGTATGCCCAGGCTCACAACAAGCTTTTTGACACGGACATTCAGCAGGGAGTCATTCTGATGTGCTCCAGGGACTTGACGTTTCAGCGATTTGAGCTCGAGGGGGCCAATTTCCAACGTGCCTGCGACACCTTCATGAAGAAGCTTGACTTCTACCTACAAAGTATTATATAATATACATAAGGACGTGGCAGACTGGTTATGCGTGTGGTTGCAACCCGCATCAAGTCGGTTCGATTCCGATCGTCCTTTCCATTAAGATGCCGTAATGGGTCTTAATAAATCTTGCTTTAAAAGGAGGTTACCATGAATAAAGCATTATCTATTTTCAATCAACTCAGACCAGTTACAATAGGATTTGACAACGTCTTCGATCATTTCGAAAGAATGTTCGACGGAGACATTTTCAGCGCCCCTACTGTCAACTATCCACCATACAACATAGTCAAGAAAACCGACGAACTCTACGACATCGAGATCGCTCTTGCCGGTTACGGGAAGAAGGACATCACCGTGGACTACGCGGATAATTTCCTGACAATCAAGTCAATAAAGAAGGACTCGGACGAGACCAACAACGTGATTCACAAGGGAATCGCGAAGCGTTATTTCTCCAAGGCGTTCACTGTTGCTGATGATGTTGAGGTGAAGGGGGCGGAGCTGAAAGACGGTCTGTTAAAAATCACACTGGAGCGCATTCTTCCGGAAGGAAAGAAGGCCAGATCAATAAAGATTGATTAAATCCAAGTAATAAGTTCTTCACCGCTGATTTCTTTAGCGATGTTGACTTTGTTCCGAAGGGATCGTATGATTTTTACATCGACGGTCCCTTTCGCCACTAGGTCTATGTAAAGGACCTTGTTCATCTGTCCTATTCTATGGGCACGATCCTCTGATTGTATTCTTTTCTCCAGATCATAATTATTTGAATAGTATATGACAGTGCTCGCTGCCGTGAGCGTGATTCCATACCCACCCGTCTGCGTGTTCCCAATAAAGAAACGCACGGGAGAATTAGGGTCTTGAAAATCATTAATGCATTTCTGCCTGTCCTTGGCCAACGTTGCGCCGTAGTAGGTGCAGTATGAATCCTCCCCGAATTCCTTTTCAACCGCTTTTTTAATCTGGTTAATGTCATAGATGTAATTGGCCCATATGATCACCTTTCCTGAATTCTCCCCGAGAATCTGCACGAGCTCATCGAGGCGATTGCTTTTAATGTCAATGATGTCATGACTGTCCGTGGCCATGTGGCCGCAGGTAATTTGATGAAGCCTTATCAATTGCGTCAGAACGTTGAACGCCGTGGCCGAAGAGCCATTAAGAGTGGCTAAGGCATTTTCTTTCATTTGAGCATAAGCATTTTTCTGCTCATCCGTTAATTCGACGTAACGCTTTACATATACCTTATCCGGCAGGTCCAGGCAGTCTTTCTTGAGTATGCGGTAGGAATGAGGCGATACCAGTTCCCCTAGTTCCTTTAAGTTCTTGAATTTAAGTATCTTTTGATAAGTATGAGTTCCTCCAGCCGCATTGGCTGTGATAATGACAGCGTAGCGTGTTCTGAATGCATAGTAGCTGGATTGTTCCAATATATAGGGATCCAGGAAATCCATCTGCGCCCACAGATCAAGTGGAGACTGTGTGACTGGGGATCCTGTTAAAATTCTTCTGTATTTTGTTTCATCACGAAGAGCGTGTATGGCCTTTGTTCTTTTTGCCTTTGGATTCTTGATTGTCGTGCTTTCATCCACGATCATCATTGACTTTCCAATTAAAAAAAGCTTGGCGAAATCCACTCCTTTCTTGGTGGAAAATGCCTCAACGTTCATGACCATGATCTTCAATTCAAAATTATTATTCATCATTGATCTTAATTCTGACATGTATTTCTGGCTGGTAGATTGCCTCCATACCACTACTTTCTTTTCAACATAGTCCGGAACATGCGTGGGAATTTCTTGGTCTGCCCAGGTCATGTACGCCCCTTTCGGAGCGACAACTAATAGTCTGTCAATTTTTCCCTGGTTATAAAGTATGCATGCATTATCCAATGCAATCTTGGTTTTGCCAGTTCCCATCTCAGCAAAGATGGCGAATGCTTCCTTGTTCCAGCATTTTTTTAAAGCATCACGTTGATGCTCATACGGCTTCGTTTTAAATTTATACATTCTTATTTCTAATGTTGACAAGCATTCTATCATAGTATATAATCCGAGTCAAGAAATAATTTAGAAGGAGAAATATGAATAAAAATTATCAACAAACTGGTGGTAAAAGACTTAAAAAAGTTACATGGTCTTCAGTTGCTTATGAAAAACATAAGCCTAAGTTTACTAAACGTCCAAGTTCTAAACGCGTTTTAAGAAAGGTGAAAGCAGCATGATTAAGTGGCACACAGAAAAAAAAATTAGATGGCATATGGGTTTTATGCCCTTTGCAAAATTCTGCATAAGCAGACTTGTTAAAAAAATTTATAAAGATGGGTACTATGATGGAGTGGCTTTTGCAAAAGCCAAAAATCAAATCATCCGTGGACGGGTTAAACTTAAATGACAGTTTACGTTTTACAAGAGATGGGAAGAAATGTTCGTTCAGCTGAAAAGTTTGGCGATTTAAAAGTTGTTCTTCCTGATAACAGGCAGATAGTTTTATCATCCGGACCTTTGGCGTTCAAGCTTCAGCAAGAACTCAAGGATTTCAACGATAATGACTACTTGCTTTTAATGGGAGACCCTGCTATAATAGCGCTTGCTGGCGCGGTTGCCAGTGATGTAAATGGAGGAAAGTTCAAAGTCCTGAAGTGGGACCGCGATGAAAAACGATACTATGATATAGAAATAGATTTGAGAGGTAGAAATGAATAATTTATTAAAACAAATGCAAGAAGATGCGGGCGCAACTGCCCCTAATAGCATGGGCAAGATTGGCGCAGTGGCGAATGACATTGCTGATACGGACAAAGAGATCAGCGATATTGAAAAAGAATTAAAAAAGAAAAAGGATTATAAAAAGCATTTATCAGAAAATGTTTTACCCAATCTCTTCGCGGAGGTTGGTCTATCAGAGTTAAAACTGGCTGATGGCAGGCTCATCAAAGTGGGAAACTACTACGGTGCGTCCATAAAGGATGATAAAAAAGAAGCTGCTTTCAATTGGTTCAGGAACAACGGGTTTGGTGATTTAATAAAGAACCAAGTCTCTTGTAGCTTTGGGAGGAATGAAGATGAGAAAGCTAGAGGATTACTATCTCACTTGAGTGATCAAGGATATCAATCCTCGCAACGTGAATGGGTCGAACCTTCCACCCTTCGCGCATTTATACGTGAGCAACATGAAGCAGGCAGTAAACTGCCTATGGACTTGTTAGGAGCTTACGTCGGACAAAAAACAACAATTAAAAACTAAAGGAGGACGGCCATATGGCACAGACTAAAGCAGTCGCGAAAGCGGCAACACTTGATCTAGCAACTCTTGCTAGTGATTCAAAGGATGCAAGTGGATTCGATAAACTTGACATATCAAGGGACATCGCCATTCCTTACATCAACATTCTTCAATCCGGAAGCCCACAAATAAATCCGTCAAAAGCGGAGTACGTAGAGGGGGCGAAGGTAGGACAATTCTATAACACTGTGTCACAGAAAGTAAGTGCCACTATAGATATTATTCCTGTTTTGTACCAACTGCGATATGTGGAATGGAAACCTCGTGAACAGGGAGGAGGATTCGTGGAAGCGCACAGCGCCGATAGCGGAATCTTGTCCCAGACAAAACGAGATGGCATGACAAGGAAGGATATATTACCTAATGGTAATTATATCGCAACCACGGCTTACCACTATGTGATGATTCTTGATAAAGACGGAAGTTATTCACAGGCTGTTATCAGCATGACTTCTACTCAGTTGAAAAAGAGCAGACGTTGGAATAGCTTGATGCTGTCTCAAAAAATCAAGGGTCCATCCGGGATGTTTACTCCACCGACTTATTCCATGATTTACAAACTCTCTACTGTTAGTGAGTCCAATGATCGAGGAAGTTGGTTCGGGTATCAAATTGAGAAAGTTGGTCAAGTTGAGGATGCGGATGTCTATAATGAATCCAAAGCATTTTCCACAGCAGCCTCAAGAGGAGATGTCGAAGCTAAACCAGTAGCAGAGGTGGAGGTCGCCAAAGAGGCGCCCACACTTCCTAACGACAAAGACGATATACCCTTTTAGGGCGTATCGTTATTGGGGGTTTAGTGGAGGAGTTCAAACTTATATTTGAAGGCTTAGACAGGGCTTATGGTCAGCACCGCTCCGAAGGGAAACGTGCTGACGGTAAGCAGGAGGGAAAGTCATACATTGAAAAAAAACTTATCACAGATGAATTGTGGAAGGCGCACCTTGCTGGCAAAGGTCCTTCTTTGGGGATCATTCCTATTAGGGCTGACAATACTTCCAAGTGGGGCTGCATTGACATTGATAGTTATCCTATTGATTATAATAAAATAATATCTTCCATAAGAAAACTTAAACTGCCCATCGTTCCTTGCCGGTCAAAGAGCGGTGGTCTCCATTTATTTATATTTTTTGTTAAACCAATCGCAGCTAAACTGGTCAGAGAAAAATTAAAAGAAATTTCAGCCAGCATAGGGTATTCCAATGCAGAACTGTTCCCCAAGCAATCAAGCATTCTCCTGGAAAAAGGAGACTTGGGAAATTTTTTAAACTTACCTTATTACAACGCCAAAAAAACCGAACGCTATGCCTACAAGGACGACGGCATAGCGGCAACTCTACAAGAATTCATAAACTTATATAAAAATTATGTCATTTCAGACATAAGTAAAATTTCCATACAAATACCACAAAAAGTAATCAAGGATGGCCCACCATGCCTTCAGCAATTATGCACACAAGGATTTCCGGAAGGGACACGAAACAACGGACTGTTTAACATTGGAGTTTATCTAAGAAAGTTTGATCCTGACAACTGGAAATCTTTATTGGAGGAGCATAACCGTGATTACATGAACCCTCCGCTTGGTGCACAGGAAGTGGTCATAGTTCAAAAACAGCTGGAGAAAAAATCTTATAACTATAGATGCAAGGAGCCGCCAATCAATGCTTATTGTAACGCCAAGCTGTGCCGAACAAGAAAGCACGGAATAGGCGGGGGAAACGGCCCGCTGGAGATAACAGGCCTGTCCAAATTAAAAACGGAACCTCCTGTATGGTTCCTGCAGGTGGGGCACACAAGACTGGAATTACAAACAGAAGAACTACAGAACCAACAAAAGTTTCAAAGGATATGCATGAATGTTTTAAACACCATGCCTCCTTTTGAAAAGCAATCATCGTGGACTGATAAGATTGATGCCTTAATGCAAAGCAAGGACATGGTCGAAATCGACGCCTCTGATGACGGCTCTGTCTCCGGTCAGTTTGAGACTTTCCTCCAGGAGTTTTGCACTGGCCGTGCGCAGGCCCTTACACGTGACGATCTTAAGTTTCATAAGCCATGGACGGAGAAGGGAAAAACCTATTTCCGGCTGAACGATCTGATGGATTTTTTGGCGAGGCATAAATTTACTGACTATAACATAGGGCAGGTTATTACTAGACTACGAGACGTTCAAACAAAAAGTTTGAAAGAAGGTGAGAAGCTGGACGATTCAGAGAGGTCCCATAGATGGAATATTAAAAAGAATTTTATTCGTGTATGGTGGGTTCCTGCGTATCAGCAACCGGACTCAAAACATGAAGTGAAAGGAGAAAAGGATGATGACATTCCATTCTAAATCAAAGAGAAATATAACTGATTTAAAATATGTAGAGTCAGAAAAAGGATACTTTAATAACATATGGCAGTCAATTAGATTTAGAGGCGTTGCATATAATCTTAAAGACAGGGATCATCTTTTAGAATTATATTATAAGCATAAAAAAGAATATGGTTCTTGTTGTAGATATACTGGAGTTGAGTTAACCACTAAACGCTCAACTGGAGAAGGCTGGAAGAAAAGCAGACCTACTAATATATCCGTTGATCGTATAGACCCTAGACTTCCTTATGAAGAAGGTAACATTGTCTTTTGTACCTGGGAATTTAATAATAGGAAAAGTGGTGTTACACCCGATGATTGTAAATTAATACTGAAAATATATGAGGAAGAAAATGCCAACAAATAACATTATATACGGACCACCTGGTACAGGAAAAACACACGCGCTTCTCACCCTGGCGGAAGAGGAGATGGCAAGAGGGGTTCATCCGGACCGCATCGCGTTTGTCACTTTCACGAAGAAAGCGGCTAACGAGGCGAGGGACCGGGCAATGGAAAAATTCAATCTGGAAGAACAGCATCTTCCTTACTTCAGAACGCTGCATTCTTTAGCCTTTCATGAACTAGGCCTATCCAAATCACAGGTCATGTCCAAGAAACATTATAAGGAATTTGCCAGTAAATTTGGGATGAATCTAGGATACATAAGTGAAGGACCTGTCGGCTCAGGAATCATAACAGTTGACAATGAACTTTTAACTGCTGTTAACCAAGCTAGGATGCGTTGCCTCAGCCTCCAGGAATATTATAATAAAAAAAACATGGCACATCACTGGCCACAACTTAAGTGGACCCATGAGGCGTTTGAGAAATATAAAAAAGAAAGACATCTGATTGATTTTACTGACATGATTGAAAATTACAATGAAGGGGGAATGGTTCCTCCTCTCGATGTTATTTTCGTGGATGAAGCGCAAGATCTGTGCCGGTTGCAATTAAACATGATTGATAAGCTTAAGGAAAATGTTCAAAAGATATACTATGGAGGGGATGATGATCAAGCCATTTACGGATTTGCAGGAGCCGATGCAAATCATTTCATTAACCTGAAAGGAAATAAAAAAGTTCTTAAGCAGTCCTATCGCTGTCCAATTTCTGTTCAGAATTTATCGCAGGAAATCATAGATCGCGTGGAATACCGGCACCCGAAGGAATGGAGGGGAACAAATAAAAAAGGCTTGGTGCGGTACCACAGCGTCCCCGGAAGTGTGGACTTATCCGCAGAAGGAACGTGGCTTATAGAGGCTCGAACACAGTATCTACTTTCCCGTATGGAAACTGATCTTCGTTCTGAAGGAATAGTATACATGAGGAATGAAAAACTGCCTGTCTCTAAAAAATTATTAAACGCCGTTGACTGCTGGGGAAAATTAACTGAAGGGGATGAAATAGACCTGGAGGATGTCAAGAGTATTTATTCCTACATGTCCACGCAGATTGGAATAGAGCATGGCTACAAGCACTTAAAGACAGCTACAGAGGAGAGATATGGAATGGAAGAACTGGTAATGCGCCAAGGATTGATGGGAGAGGTGGCCGCACAACCGTGGGATATCGCTTTTGATAAAGTGGGAAATGATGACAAGGATTTCATCCGCGCCATGCAGGCAAGGAACTATTCACTTACGGATGAACCACGAATACAGCTGAGCACCATTCACGCGTCCAAGGGGGGAGAAGCCGATAATGTAATGCTTCTTACTGATATCTCAAGAAAAGCTCGGTTGGCGATGCACAGAGATCCCGATAATGAATGCAGGGTGTTCTATGTAGGGGTGACCAGAGCCAAGGAAGCACTACATGTGGTGCAGCCACAGGACTATGGAGGATTCCATATATGAGCGCTCATAAAAAACAAATAGGGGGAGACCATTATAAAAGAATGGCAATCCAGCCTAGTCATTACATTGTCAAGAATAAGCTTGGATGGTACGAGGGAAACATTGTCAAGTACATTACTAGACACAGCATCAAGGGAGGGAAGCAAGACGTGGAAAAAGTTATCCACTATGCTGAGCTACTTCTTGAAGATCGATACACTCCTAAGAAGTCTAGAGGTGAAATTATGGGAGAAATAACTAGAAAACACGTTAAAAAACTAGGAGTTTGATGGGCATTATATTTGTGAAAGACAGGGAAGGGAATTCACACAAACTGGAAGCGGAAGCAGGATCAACGATAATGGAAAT